CTAGTCAACTGACTAATACCAATTTTGCCGTTGATAAAGTAATTCCAGAAAAAGATAGTAAAGAATTTAGAACGGTACCCTTTTCCGATTTTATCACGTTAGATAATTTAGAGGAGGAAGAAAGTCCTGCAGTTGAAACTTTACCACTTGGTGGGAAAAAACAAAGTATCAAATTTAAAAATTCCAAATCGGATGCTGGTAAATCTTTATATGGTTCATTAAAGCAGAGATTAGGAGTGGCAGTTGGAGACATCATTAAAAAATTCCCATCGGGAGTTATGGTTGATGGTACAACACCCGGATTGGCATCTAATTTAACTGCCGAATCTATTGTATATGACGCCGTAACAAATACAACTGAATTTAAATTTCAATACACTGCGAGTTACAACCCAATGGGGGTTGTTTTTATTGAACCAAAAAGTAATACGTTACCACAAACTGAGAATAATTTTAAAAATTTCTTTTCATCTTATACAAAATACGTTTTAGATTTTAGTGGATTAACTTATAATATATTGGTTTATTCTGAACCTGATGTTAATAACTTAATCAACCTAAAAGTTCAAGGTAATTGTTTTAACGGTTCATCGACATATACGGGTACGTATTTAATTAGACCAAACGACGGGGTTACAGAAGAGTTCTACAAACAACTAGACGATTTACAGGCGGTTTTGTTAAACAGAGAAACCACACCAAAATATCAAGCTAACTTCACGGTTCCAAGAGATAGTAGTGACGGTTATACAACTGAATTAACTTCAGAACAAATTAACTGGCCAATATCTAGAGACAATTGGAACATACAAATTGTTGGTCTTGATTTTAATTTCTATATTGAGAAGTTAAGTTCTTTAGGTGAGGAAATTGACGACTATAAATCAAATCTATTAATTAGATTTTTAACTGCACCTCAACTTTTTGAATTTGATACCGAAGAAAAAAAGGGTGAGGCAATATTTCAAATATATGGACAAAGTTTTGATAAGATAAAGAAGTTTATTGATAACATCGCTTACATGAGAAATGTAACTTATGATGGTATTAATAATGTTCCTGATTTATTATTAAAAAACTTATCTGAAACTTTAGGATTATCAACGGTTAATTTATTCGACGAAAAAACTCTACAAGAGTCATTATATACAAGACATACTTCACAGTATGAAGGAATATCATTAGGTGCTAACTTAGTGGAAGCCGAATCTGAATTCTATAGAAGGTTAATTTCAAACCTTGCATTTTTATATAAATCAAAAGGTACGAGACTTGCAATTGAATTCTTTTTAAAATTCATAGGTGCACCTGAACCGATGATTAGATTGGATGAATATGTTTATAAAGTAGACAGTTTATTACCAACTAAAACATTTGAAGATGATATCCGTGCCGTTATTCAAGGTGTAAAGGAATTTAATCAAATGGAGTTTGTACCATATAGTACAACTATTGATGGTGTTGAATATCCTGCATATTCTTATAGATTAGTAACTGTTACAGGTAGCACAACTTTAACGAGAAGTGAGTATCCTGTTAGTGAAGAAAGTGGATTACCAAGAAAATTACAAACAACCAACGGAGATTATTTCTTTGCTAAGGGTTCAGGTTGGTATAGAAAAACATTAGACCACAGGTCTTCAGACATATTAGATACTTTCACATCTAACTTAACAGGTAGAGTAAAGGTTATTAAAACAAAATCTGCACCGTTTACATATGGTGAAGATTATTTTGATGTCTACAGAAAACTACCAGGTTTAGATTATGGATTTGAAATCTCATCTGAAATCGACAATTCAAAAATTGAAGTTGTTGAAAATGAAGATGATTCTAAATTAACATTAAATAGAAAAAATATCAATGTGTTCTTGTCTTCAGACAGAGCAATTGATTATGACATATATAGAAAATCAAGAAATTTAACTTTAGATTTTCACACAATGACACCACAAACGGGTGTTACTTTTTCACAATTCCTAAATAACATTGTAAGTCAGAATGTTAAGAATTCACACATTATAAAATACAAAAAGGAATATAGAGTATTAAAGGAAATCTATAAAGAGTATATGACAAGTGTGGGATTCACACCATATAACTTTGTAACCATAAATGAATTCATTGAAAGAATGAGTCCATATTGGGTTGAGATTATACAACAATTTATTCCTGCAACAACACAATGGTTAGGTGGTAATTTGATTGAGAATGGAACATTTAATCGTTCAAAGTATCAACATAGACAACCATGTTTACCAAAAGAATTTATTGAAGTTTTATATCCAAATTTTGAAAACGTAATCGAAGAAGATTTAGAAACGTATGTTGGTGGAGGATATGATGGGTCTGGAAATATTGATAATGAAAATCATGCAAAATTAAGAGGTTTACATTTATTCGGTGGACTTACATATACATTATCATTAGATATTAATGGTACTGTATATAATAGGAACACAAGTTTAATAAAACCATTCGGACCATTTGAACCAACAACAGGATGTACTAGATTACAAGCCTCAACCGTTAGTATTCCATTAATTTGTGATTACAAAGGAACATACATGAATAATGATTCATGGGCAATTAATTTTAATGGTTCAACAACAATAAACACAGTAAAAACCCTTTGGAAATCTACTTTAGATTTATTGATTAATGATATTAATTCATTAACTCAAGACTCTGCGGGATGTTTACTTGATTATGCACCATACACGGCGTTCACTAGTACAACATCTTGTGTTCAAGTTCCAAAGAAAACAATATCGGCTGAATATTTTATTGATATTGATGGAATTGAAAAGGTTAGATTTGTTTCACATTCAAGTGATTACAATGAATGTAGAATTGATGAGTTGGTAGATTTTTATTTCACCCCTAACTATAGTATTGCAAAACAAGAATGTAGTTTAAGGGTTGATGTTAGTACTCCATGTAGAATTTTTACTGGTGATACCACTAATTGTCAATTACAAAGTGATATATATTTCAGTGTTAGTGGTGCGGTTGGAGATGAAAGTGGAGACCCATATAAATGGCCAATTTACATTCACCAAGAATGTGATGACGATGTTAACGCAATACCAATAAGTGAGGCGTTTAGTGTTATTGACAATCAAAAGGTTAGATGTAAGTATATTATTGCAAATTTCTTAGAAAGTGATACGTTAGATTTAATATTCTCAGATGCTGCGAATTGTGAACAAAGAGTAAAAATTGAAGGTTTACAACAAAAAATTGTAAAAATTGCGGATGATATAACTGGTTATACTATAAACCCAAGAGTACAATATAGACCATCATTTGATTATGGTTTAAGAAAAGGAAGTATTGTTTACAAATTATTTAGTGGGACTGTCCCAACATCTAATGTTGATTTTAGTAGTAAATTAACGAGTGGAGCAATTAGTGGTGTTACAGTTCAAAGTGTATCTATCGGTGATACGTTAATTTCAATTGAATTAAAAAATTGTAATTACTTAACTTCACAAGATTTTAGAGATGCTGAAATCAACGATGATTATAGTTTTGCGTATAACTACGATTTAGTTACGGTAGAAAATAAAGAATGTTTATCATCAGTTAAAACAAGTTTAGTTAATGATAATTTTGAAATTCTACCAACAAGTAAAGTTTTGGTTTACACAAATGTAGGTACACAATTAGAAAAAATACCATATCAATTTATATACAAATATCCCGAAGATTTATTCGTAAGACCAGAACAACCGGAAGTTCCGTGTTGTGATGTTGACGAAGATTATTTTCCAAAGGGTGATTTTTTAGTAACTGCAGACGGGTCATTAATTGAAGTGATTACGGTAGACTTAATTGATTGTGGCGCAACTAACCATAAAAAAATATTTTATCATTTAAATGTTAATGGAACTACCGATATTGGTAGAGTTATTTTATTAAATAAACCTACTATTGGGGGAGAACCAATTATAGTTTCATACAAGGAAGAGAAATTCAAGTTCATGGATGAATATCTTTCACAACAATTCATTGGATTTGATTGTGGTAGTAATTCTGATGTTAATGATATGGTTAGAGACGCAACAGGATTACCTGTGTGTTCACATAATCAAGTGGGACAACCATGTGGACCAATTTACTATTCTGATTATGTAATACCAACACCAACTCCGACGCCAACACCGACCAACACTCCAACAGCGACGCCAACTCCTACGCCGACTAATACACCAACTAATACACCAACACCAACCAATACACCAACAAACACCCCTACGCCGACTAACACACCTACGGCAACACCTGAACCTACCCCAACACCAACGGTGGTAGTTCAAACACCGACGCCAACACCGACACCAACAGTAGTTGTTCAAACTCCTACACCAACACCGACTAATACCCCAACTAACACACCAACACCAACTCCTACATTGGATTGTAATTTTGATGTGGTAATAGAAACGTTTATACCTACACCAACCCCTACACCTACACCAACCTTAACATTGGATTGTAGTTTTGATGTTGTTATAGGTACTGTGACCCCTACACCTACACCAACGCCAACTCCAACATTAGATTGTGGTTTTGATGTTACTATTAACACAGTTACACCGACGCCAACACCTACACCAACACCTACGTTAGATTGTAGTTTCGATGTAACAATTGACACCGTAACTCCAACACCTACACCAACCACTACACCACCGCCAACACCAACTCCGACATTGGATTGTGGTTTCGATGTTACG